CAGATGCCGAAATAAAAATTTACGATGAAGCAGATGGTTCTAAAACAGCTTCTAAATTAGTATTTCACGGTAAATTTGCAACGGCAGCTAATAACGNNCATAATTTTCAAATACCAGGATTAGGAATTAGATGTAAAGCTGGTATGTACGTTGATTTAACAAATTGTGATTTCTGTACTATTATTGGTACATATTCATAATCGAGGTAGCCCATGGCGAACACTACTTCTGGAGCATATACTTTTGATAAAACCTTTGCGATTGATGAGATCATAGAGGATGCATACGAACGTATTGGTTTACAAGGTGTATCAGGTTACCAACTTAAAACTGCAAAAAGATCACTTAACATATTGTTTTCAGAATGGGGCAATAGAGAGTTACACTATTGGGAAGTAGCTAATCAAAATGTTCCATTAGTAAGCGGAGTAAACACATATACATTTTTTAGAACTACAGCTGATGGAACACAAACAAGCAGAATAAGCACTACNTTATCGGCTAACATAGCTTCTACATCAGCAACAACTGGTATAACATTAACATCAATTGCTAATCTTCCTACAAACGGTTTATTGTTAGTAGGCACAGAACAAATAGCTTATACAGGTTTTTCATCTACAGAATTAACAGGAGTTGTTAGAGGAGCAAACGGAACAACGGCTGCTACTCACACAAGTGGAGATGCGGTGAATCAATTTGTAAGTGGTATGGATGATATTTTAGAAGCTAGTTATAGAAATGCTTCTAATGTTGATGCACCCTTAACAAAAAGAAGTAGATCACAGTATCAAGCTCTTGCTAATAAAACAGATACAGGAACACCAACTCAATATTTTGTAGAAAGATTTATTGATAGAGTTACGATGACTTTATTTTTAACACCAGGAGCTTCAGTAGCTGGTCATCACTATTNANTTTTATTATACAAAAAAGAATACAAGATGTTGGAGATGCATATACAAATGCAGCTGATGTACCTTATAGATTTGTACCTTGTATGACTGCAGGTTTAGCATTTTATTTATCTCAAAAATATGCACCGCAAAGAACTCAAGAATTAAAACTTTATTACGAAGATGAATTAAAAAGAGCACTAGCAGAAGACGGCTCTTCTTCTAGCACATTTATTGCTCCTAAAACCTATTACCCAGGAGTATAATGGCTTCATTCTCATCAGGAAAATACGCATTAGCTATCTCAGACAGATCCGGTATGGCATTTCCATACGATGAAATGGTTACAGAATGGAATGGTGCATTTGTTCATTTTTCAGAATTTGAACCTAAACAACCACAACTTGATCCCACACCCGTTAGTGCAGATCCTCAAGGTCTAGAAAAAGCAAGACCTGCAAGAACAGAATTTCCAACAGAAGATTTTTTACCACAAAATCCTTTTGTAACTGCATCTAATACTACATTAAAAATTAATTTTCCGAATGGTGATTTACAGGTAAATGATTTTGCAAGATTTAGAAATGTTAAATCTTCGGTAGGTGGCGTTGCAGTATCAACACTACAAATGTCTACAACATTAAATGGAGCAATAACAGACACTGCTACTACAATTAATTTAACTGATGGATCACAGTTTCCAACATCAGGATTTATAGTAATAGAAAAAGTTTTAACNTCTGATGATACAAGTAATCCTTTATTAGTAGGTGATTATCAAAATGAAGTAATAGAATATACAGGNAGATCAACTCATCAATTAACAGGTTGTACTAGAGGAACAAGCGCNCCATATAGAGGCGTGTCTCCACAAAAAACAGTTGCTGGTTCTCATGCNACAGGTGCTAAAGTTTTTGGATGTTATAAAGTAGCTTCTTTAAATGAAACATCAATTCCAAGTACAGGTCAACCATCTACAACTACACAATTTGATGGTATAAATGTTACATTAGTTAATGCTGCTAGCAGCACAGAAACAGGAGGCGGTTTTCAATGTACAATTGGACCCGTAAANGATAGAGCTTAATTATGTCAGGAATNAGTTATANCACNTTAGTANCACAGATTAGAAACTACACAGAAGTAGACTCTAATGTTTTGACTACAGATATNTTAGAAAACATTATTTTAAATGCACAACAAAGAATATTTTATGATGTGCCTATAGATGCAGATAGACATGTACAAGAAGGTACTTTGTCTGCTGGCAACAACTCTATAAATGCTCCAGCAGGAGCTTTGTTTATTAGAGGTATAGAAGTATTTAATTCTACAAGTGCTACAACTGGCCCTGGTCAATGGTTAGAGAAAAAAGATCAAACGTATCTAGCTGAGTATGTAAATAGAACGACTGGACCTGAAGGTGGTGTAGATGGTAAAACAGTTACTGGATTACCTAAATACTATGCTATGTTTGGTGGCGCTACGGGTCTAAGTGATACTACATCTGGAGCTATGTATTTTGCTCCTACACCAGATCTAGCCTACAAATTTAGAATATATTACAATAAAATTCCTGTATTATTAGAGTCTAGTAATCAGACTAATTATATAAGTTTGAACTTTCCTCAAGGTCTTTTATATGCCTGTTTAGCTGAGGTCTATGGGTTTTTAAAGGGTCCAACGGATATGTTGACATTATATGAGGGAAAGTATAAACAAGAAATACAGAAGTTTGCGGGAGCACAAATAGGTAGACGTAGACGAGACGATTATACGGATGGAACAGTTAGAATCCCAGTCAAGTCACCGTCACCATAAGAGGATAAAATATTATGNCNATAACATCGGCAATATGTAATAGTTTTAAACAAGAAATTTTAGTAGAGGGTCACAATTTTACTAATGGTGCAGACTCATTTAAATTAGCTTTATTTACAAGCTCAGCAACTTTAAGTAAATCAACAACTGCTTACACGGCACCTTCAGACGGCACAGCAAGTCCAACTAACACTCACGAAGTTAGTTCAACTTCAACTGGATACACAACAGGTGGAAACGCTTTAACAAGCACTACACCCGTTTTATCAGGAGACACAGCATGTGTAAAATTTGCAGACACAAGTATCAGCTCAGCTTCTTTTACAGCAAGAGGTTGTTTAATTTATAATTCAACTAACTCAAACAAAGCGGTTTGTGCTGTTAACTTTGGTGCTGACAAAACTGTAACTAGCGGAACTTTTACAATTCAATTCCCAGCTCAGACAGCAGGCAACGCAATCGTTCAGATAGCTTAGGAGGGTTACCATGCCCGATGTATCTTCAGGATGGGGTCGACTTACCTGGGGTCAAGCAGGTTGGAACGAAGCCACTGTATTAACTCAAGGTTGGGGTGCTAAATCTTGGAATGATGGCGAATGGGGCGATCTTTCTGACGAAACAATTACACTTACAGGATTATCTTCAACAGCATCTGTCGGTGCATTAGAAATAGAATTACGACCTGGTTGGGGTACATTATCTTGGGGTATTAATGGTTGGGGCTCTGTAGAAGAAGCTAACGAAACATTACCAGCATTTGCATTAACATCAACAGTAGGATCATTAACTGTAACAGATCAAACAATGGGTCTTACAGGTCTATCTGCAACAAGTGCAATAGGTTCTTTAAGTGTTATTGGAAGTGCATCATTAACATTATCAGGTTTAGGTTTAGTATCTTCAGTAGGTCTTTTAACTACTGATGATCACTCAGTAGGTTTATCTGGTCAATCTGCAACCACATCTTTAGGAACTCCTACAGCCACTCCAGAAACTCAAACAACGTTATCTGGACTTTCAATAACAGGCGCAGTTGGTGAAATTGAAATAACATCAAATTTAATATTAGATATAACAGGTGTATCTGCAACTTCTGCAGTAGGAAGTATTTCACCAGTAGATCAAGTAATGGGATTAACTGGTTTATCGTCAACATCTGCTATTGGTTCATTAACAACAGGACAAGTAACTAATGCAAATCTTGCAGGATTAGGTTTATCATTAACTGCAGAAGTAGGGGAATTTAACGCTATTCTAGGATATGCTGACGTAGATCCTGTATTGACGGCTAGCTATTCTGATGTTACTAGAACATCTGGAGCTAGTTATACGGATGTTGACAGTGTAGGCTAGATGAAATATATATTAACGATAACGTCGAATTCGAATAGGAGATAAGACAAAATATGGCATCAACATATACACCTCTCGGTATAGAAAAAATGGCTACTGGCGAGAATGCCGGTACATGGGGAACAAAAACAAATACTAACTTAGAGATTATTGAACAAATATCGGGCGGCTATAAAGTACAAACTTTAAATGGTGGTGGAGCAGGAGCTAATACCACAGCAGTAACTCAATCAGATGGTGCTACAGGTTCTACTGTTGCAACAAGAGTGATTATCTTAGGTGCAGAATCTCCAGAAACAATTTCTGGAAATAAAATTATAACTTTTCCAGTAAATACAGAAAATTTTTATTTAATTAAAAACAGTACATCAGGTTCTT